CAGACGCTTCTGTTTTTGGAATCCAGTATTTTTCTAACGCCTCTTCAAAATCAACATCATGTTTTCTTACATATTTGTTTGCCCGCAGTTGATATTGTGATGGAGTTATACGTGCCTTCGGGTACGAAAACCAATTTTTTACTATTTGATGCAGCAAAATCTATTGCATCTTGCAAAGATTCGAAGTCCGAATTTCCTGCGTTCACCGCGTTAGATGTTTGTTTTGCTTCGAGAGTGTCGACCGAGATTGAGTTCGCCAGCGACACGGTCAACGTATCATTTGCGTCATCATACGACCAAGATAAGTTGCTATCTGACGACACCAAAGAAGCAACAATGTCTTGCACCTGTTCTTCTGTTAAAAATGTTGAATCAACAGTTATTGAATTATTTGCATCATCATATGTTACTGTTGTGCCACCAGAACCACTAATTATTGCCCCAACTGCGTCTTGTGCTTTCTCATCAAAATTTGTAAGGCTATCAGCGAGGTCAGCTTTGTCAACAACCCCATCAGCATTGCTGTCAATGTCATTTCCTTTATATGTTGATGTTACATTTGTAGCATCTGTTGCTAAATCAGCATTATCAGCCGCGTCTACTTTTCCATCAGCATTGCTGTCAATGTCATCCAATGCAGATTGAACATCGTCTTCAAGGCCTTTGACAGAGTTCCAAAGATAGTCAAGATGTTTTTCATTAACTTGATCTCCACCACTGTAGAAAAAGCCAGTGGGGGGAGATTCTCCACTTTCTCCCCAATTTGGAAACCTATCTGTAATGTCCCATGTCATTGTTTCGTGTAAGTAGTAGTGGTTTTAATTCCAGCCTCAGCTAACGCTGCTTTTGCTCTATTATCTGGATCACCATTGATTCCAGTTGAAAGGTCAAGATGCTCAACTGGATTACGAACAGACGGCTCCTTATGTCCGTACACATCTACTGTTTCGCCGTTGTCAAATAAATACACGTCGTGTTGTGTTTCAGTGTTGGCGGGGTCATACACCCACGCACTTGTGATGTCTTGGCGTTCGTTATCAATAATACGATACTTCCACGTTGAAAGCATGTTGCGTTGGTAGCCAGCTTTCCATAGTGCTTTCTCTACAGCATCAACATCTGTTTCAACAGTACAAATATAATCTGCTGTCCCTTTCTTTCGTGTAAACTGAACGCCTATAAGTGGCATTAGAATTCGCTGTGCGCTTTTGTAAGCAATTTCTCGAAGTTTTGAGGCCCAATCATCGGCTGGTGATAGATGTCGTTCTATGCGCCGCACAGACGTTGTAAGAGTTTTGAGTTTCATGCAATTGGGTCAGACTTTACCGTCCCACCAGTTTCGATGTTATCAGAGGTGAGTCCTTTAGTTGCGTCATCTGTTTGCCCATCTGACTTAACTTGAAATGTTCCACCAACAACAACATCAACTTTGTGTCCTGCTGGCGAGCCTTTTTGAAGAAGATTTGTGATTTCGTTATTTGTAAAACCTAAATCAGAGTAAATACTTTCTTCTGCACCGACAACAACTGTTGCAGGTTCAGAAACGTATGGAGTATTAAAGTCAAGATTTTGTATGTTTGTAGTCAAAACTTCCGCACAAAATTCTGTAAATTCGTCAAAGGTGGTTCCGATGGTGGATGCGCGAAACGTTGCTTTAATACGGGCACGATATTTGTCATCGTTTTCATTTGATTTTCTTGCCACGTTAACAAGTTTTCCAAACTCATCAAGGTCGTTGCCAGTAGCAGAGTTAATATGTTGTTGATTATATATGTTTTCTATATCTTGGTCTGCTTCATCAAAAAGTTTTGAAAATACTTCAAATAATTTTCTATTGTTTGAACCTTTTGAAAATAGCAGCGGGTACTCCCACTGTTGTTCTGCCTCAGTTATATTTCTATTTTCGTCTTCAATAACACAACAATTTTCAGTCATTGTTCATTTCAATTACTTTTTCTGCAATTAGTTCCGCTTCTTGTTCTGTTAGTGAATCTGTATTGGGCTGCTGTGACGAACCGTTCTGACCTTCTTCACGCCCCCCACCGTTCTGGCCGACACGTGGGTTGCCTTGCATCTCGCTGTTTTCATTGAGTACAGCTTCAGTACCCATCTGAGCCACGTTGAGTGTCTCTAAGAAGTTCTGTTCTTCTTCACTGAAGTCAGATTCCCAATTGATGTCGGCTTCTGCCCACTCTTCTTGGAGAATGGAGCGAGCCTCTTGTGGTGTGAGGATAAAGTCGTTAATCGCCATGCCAAGTGTTTGCATGACTCGACTAATCCGTTCGGCTTTGTCAAGTTCAGAGAGTTTGAACAGCGGCCCCCAATCAACGTCAAAGTCGAGATCATAGTCGTCGCCAGTGCGAGAGTCAACAAGGCTGATTGCCTTCGACGCAAACCGCCGCATGTCGGGGGCAATGTCCCGCTGCCGCATCCGTTCAACCTTGTTGAAATAGTTTTTGATGTCGGTTTCGGAACCGCTGACAGTGCCGCTTTGTGTGCCGAACAGTACGCTTTTTGTCATCTCGACTGAGGCACACACTTGCTCAAAGATGACATCAAAGTATTCTTCGGGCTGTAGTTGCCCATCTGTCTGGAAATCTTCAATATCGTAGCCAGACGGCGTAATTAGTTCCGACTTTGCATTAAGATTAACCATGTTGTCATTGGCATTGTCCCAATCGTCTTCATCTGCGTCTTCGGGAAGTTCAACATGGTACATCTTGGCCGCATATCGGAAAATAGTTTGCATGATCGACCAGTTGCCTTTCTTCAGCCCACGAAGCAGGTGATAAATGGAAACAAGCACACTGTCGCCTTCCCACCGACCTAACGAGTCGTCATCGAGATCGCCGTCAACTTCGTCGTTAACAGTGTGGTGAATAAACCGATTAGCGTGGTGGAATTTGACTCGTTCAAGTGTTTTTGAACTGTCAACCCACTCTGGCGGGCCAATAAGGTATCCAAGCGGCTCTTTGTAGCTATCGGATTCGGGGTCAGTGTCCATCACAATACCAGTGGGGCGAATCTCGTAGTCGTTGTAGTCTAAGTCTTCAATCGGGTCGGCTTCCGCACCCGCTGGAATAGCCCCGTGGCTCGTTTTGTACCGTGCCATGTCATCCAGTGTGATAGTTTCCATCTTTTTAATACTATCGACTACCACACTGTCTTTTTCGGGGTCTTCCCACACATCTTCTGAAGAGTCGTCAAGAACGAAGAAAGAAAGTGCAAAACCGTCTCGACGCGCCTTCTTTTTTGCACGTTTGTAGTGGTCTTCCCATCCAATGTTATCTAACAGTTGGTTTGGATCGCGTTGCCCATCAGCAGTGACCTCGTAGCCGTTTTTGAACGAGTCCTCTACTGGTTTGTTGACGATTGTTTTGCCGAGAGATGTTCGGTAGAGCCACCGCAGTTCATTGATGTGGGGGTCGCCCATCAACTGACGTGGGTTAATCTCATCCGAGGAGTCGCCAGTTTGCGTTCCGATACCCGCTGTTCGCTGCTCTGAAAGTTCAGAGTATGTGTTTGCCGACACCTCACTCAACTCAAACGATGTTGTTGAGTCTTTTGACTCAACCATCGAATGACTCTCTTGAGAGTCAGAGGTTGTGGAATCAGAAGATTCAACTATCGAGTCGTTAGAAACGTCAACATCAAAATTGTCTGTCATGTATGTTATCCTCTATTGTGTGTTGCGATTTTCTTCAGTGTGCGTCGAGAACCGAACTTCTCACTACCTACCCACAGATAAACAAATGATTGAAAAAGGTCGTCGTTCCGATCAGCCATCACTTTTAGTTTTTTCTTCCCATCTGACGTTTCCTTACGGTCTGTATAGGGTGCTGTCAGTTGGTCAATAACTTTCTGTTCAGTCCCTTCACGACCGTCAGAAAGGTCGGCTGCTGGAATGTCAATACGGCCAGCCTTAAAGTCGCTGACCATGTTTTCAATCATGTGAGTGCGGGCCACAGTGCAGTACGAAGAGTCTTCAAACCCACTGTCTGAAAACTTTGGCTCGTCTTTGTCTTTAATATTTCCGTAAATGATTCCACAGACGTTATCGTATCCATCTGTGTTCCAGATGTTGTTTCCTTCTTGTAAATCTTCACGCTGCTTTGCACCATACCCCTCGTCTACGGCGATGCGGTCAGCCTCAAAGTCACGGATTTTCTCCTCAACTTTTTCAAGTTCTGCCTGTTTATTGAGGTCGGGGTCAACAAATTCAATGTCGCGGAGAACAATGGTGTAATCATCATCCATCTCGATGCGTTCACCCACGACAATGACTGTATCTGAAGCACCTTCAGCACTGCCGCCACCCCAATCTACGCCAACAACTACCGTGCTGTCCTCGTAGGTGCGTCGGCTCGCAAAGCCGTGTTCGGGGTCAAACGCCTCTTCAACGTGTTCATCAGCCAGCAGATCGTTTTCTGGCGTGTAGAACTCAGCAAGCACTTCGTTTTTGAACTTCTTTTCTGAGTATTTTTGACGTTTGAACTCAATCTTAGCGTCGTCGTGGAGTGGTGAAGAATACTGATCAATGTGCCAGCCCGTAACAGTGTAGCCCTCTATCTTGTCGATAGCAGACTGTTTGGTTTCAATCTCTGCTTCGAGGGCGGCTTGATCAACGTCATCGTTTTCACGAAGGTCTTTCAGTTGTGCAACTTCGTGGCGAAGTTCCTCACGTTGTTTTTCAAGTTCAGTTGGAATAAACTCGTCTGCGTCGGACTGCTCAACCCACGCAAGTTCGTCATCATCCCACGTTTTTTGGTCTGACATCTTCCATAGGTCGTGGAAGAATGAGTTACCCATCTTTGGTGTTCCGATGACAATGATTGTGGGGAAGTACGGAACTTGCGGCACGGACTGGTCAACTGCTTCGAGAAAGGTCGAAAACATTGATTCGTCTACATCTTGGAACTCGTCAATGATACCAAGATGTCCGTGTAGGCCACGAAGTGCGTCACCATCTCCCCACGCAGATCGGGCTTTTACATCTGCCTCGACGTGGACTGTTTCTCCGTTGTCTTTTTCAAGTTGTCTCTCAAACTTCTGATGGCTAATGTTGTTTTTGCTACGGAGTTGTGCCATGCCACTGTTTTTGATAGCACCTTTAAATCTATCCATCACCTCACTGAACTGCTCTTGGCGTGGTGCAGTAATGTCAGCCTCAATCATCGGAAACTGGCTGACTGACCAATCCGCAGCAGCAACAGCCGTCGTCGTCTTGAGACAGCCACGCGCAAAGTTAAGGATTACAATGTCACCCCAATTTTCTGGAACAAGCGGGCCATCGTCGTCGGCAAGATAATGGAGGTACTCATCGCCGTCATCGCCGTAGAAGTCGTACTCACGAGTGGGGTCATTCGGGTGTGTCCATGCGTTACGCATGTATAGCCGAATGTCATGTGGCAATCGACGCTTCAACTCCGATGGTGCGTTGTCCCAAAGCCCCATTGTTATTCTACTTCAATTTCAGCGGCTTCTTCTGACTCAAGATACTCGGAGAACTCACCAGCAACCTCTGAGGAGTCCTCAGCGGCGTCAGATTCCATTTCTTTTGGTTCCACGTCCAACGTGTAGTCATTGCGCTGGAACGTCACAATGCCGCCGTCATCGTCGTCTAAGGTAACGCCACCATTCTTGAGATGTTCTTTAATGTCTTTGGCAACTCGTGACAGTGGTAGATGAAGATGGTGTTCGTCAGCACCATAGAGGGTGTCAGTAATCTGACCTTCCATACCCTCAGACGCTTCGAGTGTCTTTTTCTCCATTCCTTCGGTGAAAATAGCCTCTTGCATATTTTGCTGCATCACCTCTTTCAGTGCAGCAGTCCAAAGCTCGTTTGCTTGGACGGACAGTGAATCGTTCTGCGGGATTGGTAGTTCAACACCAATCTCACTCTGCTCAATAAGATCAGATTCGTCAGTCTCGATAATTCGTTGCTCAGTAGTGAGGTCAAACTCGTGGTCAGACATCTCGAAAAGACCACCAACCATCTCTACTGCAAAGAGGAACTTTGCTGGATCAAGTTTCTCAGCAAAGTTGATGTAGTTCGTTGCGAAGTATCCGTGTTTGAAAAGTTCGTGTGCTTGTTCCATAAGTTGTTCAGCGCATTTGTGGTGTCTACAGTAGTCAGAACCGTCGTCAACAAACGTTTTTTCGGGCATCATCGTACAGTAACGAACCTGTCCATATCGCTCCATGTGGTATTTGACAGGCCACCCACATCTGTCATCTACAGGTTCGTCGCTGCCCCGCATTGGTTCAACTTGGAACTCTCCGTGTGGGCCAGTTCCGTAAATTTTGCCATCGCTCTCAAAAAGTGTCACATCATCTGGAATAGAGTCAGCGACTTGCTCTCGCAGTTCTTCTTGTGTTTTATCAGACATATGAATGTAAAAACGGGTGTGCGGAAGCGGAGCATCGTCGGCTGCTTCCCACACAACTGACGAAGCGAAGCAGCGTTCACTGTGGAACTACTGCTTCGTATCGTTAGTAGTCGCTTGCTTCGCCTAAAAGAATACTATGGCATCCGATCACGAGTTAGTTCTCGAAGGCGGCGCATAGTGTCTTTGTCTGGCTTACCGTCGTCGTGTGTGATTTCCACGTCGGCCATCAAGTTTTCAAACCCCTCTTCGTCTTCAATAAACCGACCTTGTTCTCTGGCCACGACGTTAATGACTGCAAGGATAATTTGTTCGCTTGCATACGGGCCGTAACTACGGAGGTCAAACACGTCAATGACGAGGTGTTTAATTCGTTCTTTCTGTGAGGCTGCCATATCCAACTGTGATGCAAACGAGTCAATCCAGCGGCGTTGGTCTTCTATGCGGTTTTGTGCGCTTCTGTCTTTGTATTTTGATGAGTTTTGATGCTCTCCCTCTTGCAATCGAAGAATCCGCTTGAGGTCTTTCTTACGCCGTTGAGAGACATCTAAATTATCAACGTCCGAGGCATAGTAGGTTGTATGCGTTCCAGCACGTTTGTCCTTACTCGACCATTCTGACGTGACCATTTCATCACCCATACTGTTGCGACTGCCAGCACCTTTTCCCCTGTAGAGTTTTTCTTCTTCTACCATCGTTGTGCATGTTACTATGAGTCACAGTTATTTAAAAGTTTTGGTAATATAACTTTTCTGCGGTGGGGCATACTTTATTTCGTATCGCACCACCCCCGCTCCCCGTTTTTAGGATACCCATACAACATTTGACATATACTCACACCAACACATCACATAACCAGTACATCCCAACAGTTAACTGTTAATAACTACTAATTATATGTATGTCGCTTGCAGAAGGTCGGTTTTGGCAGCGGCGTGAAAAGTACCACGATTTTGTTGAGAACTACGAGCGTAACATTTCTGTGACGCATCCCAATTTTGTGTCGTGTAACATACTTCACAACAGACAGTGTAACTACTGTGCCAGAGCGGTGGTCAACTACGATGAACCAACGTGGCCGTAATAGTTAAGTATGTACAGCATCTATACTATAGTAGAATGGGAATATAATGGTAGTAGTTGAGTTTGAGGACGGTAATCCAAACGGTGTTAGTAGGGTTGAGGCTGATAACTGGTGGGATTGTTACAGACTTGTAATAGGACTGTCTGTTCAACCAACAGAAGACGATTACCGAGAAATGGAAAAAATTACTAATAGTAATGTGGACTGAAATACTAACGGAAGATGTTGGAGTCACGCACGTTAACGGATACCACGTTGTTTTTGCGCTCACAGAGAACGTCGAAGAGTATCAAGTGCGTGCTGCAAAAGAGGGACTTGAGTTACGTAAAGTGTTTGAGTTCCATAAAGAACAGTTGAATGAGGTTAAAGAAGAGATAGAAAAACAGCAGCGTATGGTGGATGTTCTCAAAGACGCTGGATATGACGGATCGTTAATGTATGAGCCAACGTATTAGATTAGGTAACGTTTACAACCATAACGAATATGGTGAAGTGTTAACAGTTAACAGAGATGAGTTGAACAACATCTGGTTTCGCAAAGTAACTGGTCGTGACAATGCTGGCGTGGTTTCAACATCGTCGGAAATATATGACGAACCATACAAAGAGTTCTTGGGTTCTGTCACGATGTTGGACTATCCAGACGATTGGGAGTCCAAACGAGAGGCCATTAAAAAGAGGGACGACTACCAATGTCGGAGTTGTGGTGCCGATAACAGACAGCTACACGTCCACCACATCGTTCCGCTCGGAGCAGGCGGGTCGAATGCGAAGAGTAACCTCATAACGCTGTGTGAGGACTGTCATGGGATCGTGCATGGCGGAGTTACCTAATGGGTAAGGGTTGTCCAGAGTGCGAATCTGAGTTGATTAAGCGGCACTGCAAGTTGGTGTGCCCGCAGCACGGAGTTGTGTACGACTGTTCTGATCCATTTCGGTAGTTGGGGCATGTAGGTTATATGATGTAACGTTGTTGCGAGTTTGCGAACACTTTTATCAACGTTTCGTGTTTCTGCAACTACGTATCACATTTTTTACTAATAACGTCATGTAAAAAATATAACACGCTGTCTCATTTTCGTCCGTTCACCCCGACACTGTAATTATTTTCCAGACGAATATGAGAACACAACTTAGTTTTTTGACAACTACGTAAAATAAGTATCACATATTTTAAACACTCCTAATAGAAATTCTGGCCCAAATTGTTGTGTCATTTCATAAAAAATTAAAATAAAATAAAAACGTACTCGTACAATGTCTATATTATTTCTAAACACACGTCGGGGGCAAAAGCACCCCTATACCCTGTAACAAAACTGATCCTCGAACCTAATT